GCATTTATGAATGCTGGTCAAGGTTTAGAAAATCTTGGTACGGAGGATATGCAGATTCCGTTTATGCGGATTGTGCAACCACTGTCACCACAGCTAATGAAAAACGATGCGAAGTTTATCAAAGGCATTTCAGCAGGTGACATATTTAACAATGTCACCGGAGAATTTTGGGAAGCAGACGAGGGTGTGGTTGTTATACCTTGTGCCTATCAGATGAAGTATCTCGAGTTTCAACTGCGTGAGAATGGCGGTGGCTACATGGGTGAACTGGACCCACTCAGCCCAGACGTTCATCGTACTCAGCGGGTTGGCTCTAACGAGATTCTTCCATCAGGTAATGAGTTGGTTCGCTCCGCTCAGTTCCTGTTGGTGACTGTTGGCGAGGACGGACGTACCTCTGAGCTAATCTGCGACATGAAGAAGACTCAGATGAAAGTCTCAAAGCAGTGGAATGCTCGACGCGCTGGTCTTCAGATAATGCATCCGACAGAGGGTTTGTTTAACCCACCAATATGGATGACAGCTTGGCGTCTGAACTCTGTGCAGGAAAGCAACGACAAAGGTTCGTGGTACAACTACGCAGTTTCTAACGTAGACATCGAGTCGGTTCCAGAAGCTGCGATCAAGCAGGCTAGAACTATCTACGATAGGTTCCAGAAGGGTGAGATCAAAACCTCCGGTGGAACAGAAGAAGAGATGAGTGTTTCGTCTTCTGAGCCAAGGGATGACATTCCTTTCTAGTCTAAAAATTAGGGTGGAGGTGCATACAACTCCACCCTAGCTGCTGAATGGGGGCAGCAGAAAGGTTGTTCGGGGGGGCTCATACCCTAAACAATCACCCCCTGCCTTAAACCAATAAGGGGCATAGTCATGAACCAAGCAGAAAAGTTCATGGCTGCATTTACCGGATTTAGTGCAGCGCATGGACAGACACAGATATCAGATGAACGACGAGCCGGTAAGCAGAAAGCTAAGTCGAGAATCGTTAGGCAGCCGTTAACGCTAGAGCTTATCAAGCAACATCTTGAGGGCAAGAATGGCGTAGGCTCTATCCCAATTAATGAGGACAACCAGTGTAAGTTTGGTGCCCTCGACATTGATAAGTATCCTTTAGATCTTGAGGCGCTTGATAAAAAGCTGCGTAAGATGGAGGTGCCTTGTGTTACTTGCCGCTCGAAGTCTGGCGGCGCGCACATATTCTTTTTCTTTACAAAGTGGATCAGTGCAGGAGAGTTCCGTGATAAAGCTTCAGAGATTTCTGCCGTACTTGGTTACGGCGGCTGTGAGATTTTCCCAAAGCAAGAACAGATTCTTGTCGAGCGTGGTGATGTGGGGAACTTTATTAACCTGCCGTACTTTGATGAGGAACAGACTCTCCGTTACGCGATTAAAGAAGATGGAGAGCCAGCGTCACTAGAGGAATTTCTTGAGCTTGTTGACAGGAGGAGTGTGGACCCGGATGCTTTTGTTGGTTTAACATTCGGTGAGCAGGTCGATGAGTTTAAGGATTGGGCCCCCTGTCTGAACTGTATGTTCGGACAGGGGATACCCGAAGGTACACGCAACACAGTTATGTTTGCCGCAGCCGTTGGCTGTAAGAAAGAGCAGCCAGAAAACTGGAAGGCTAGGCTCGAAGAGATTAACAACAAGTTTGCCAATCCTTCCTTGCCAGCTTCTGAGATTGTGACGATTCAACAGCAGCATGAGAAGAAAGAGTATGGCTTCCCGTGTGATCAGGAGCCGCTCAAGTCTTATTGCAACAAGTCTCTTTGCAAGACAAAGAAGTTTGGTATCGGCAGCCACGTTTCCAATATTGATGTGACAGGTCTTTGCGTTGTGAAGTCTGAGCCTCCGGTATGGTTTTGTGATGTAGGTGGACAGCGCGTTGAGTTGGACACAGATGATCTTCAGACCCCGCAGCGTTTCCAAAAGGCATGTATGGAACAGATACATAAGATGCCACCAATGATGAAAATGGCTGACTGGCAGAACATCGTCGGCGCATTGATGGAAGACATGAGTGAGATCGAGGTTCCAGAAGAACTGACATACAAAGGCCAGTTCATGGATCTGCTCGAGGCGTTCTGCGATGGTCGCGTTCAGGCTCAATCAGCAGAAGAGATCAGCCTTGGCAAGCCTTTTACAGAAGAAGAAGAAGGTTTGACTTACTTCAAGATCGAAGCCCTGATGAAGTACCTACGCAACCAGCGGTTTGATAACTATAGCCGTGGTCAGATTCAGGAACGTCTAAAGGAATTGAACGGCGACGGCACAGCTAATGGACACAAGCGCTTTAAAACAACAAAGGGTGAATCAAAGCAGCTTCGCGTGTGGTGGGTGCCTTCCTTTAACAGGGAGGTTCAAGTTCCGAGAATCAACGTCGAAGGTGATGGGGTGCCGTTCTAATGGGATATATAGCTGACTTTTATTGCGACAGATGCAAATCCAAATGGAAGGTGTTTTATAACAAGCACAAATCTATGGTTGAAGGTGATGCCTGTCAGGTATGCACTGACGATAACCAATGGGGTACGGACAAAATGGTTTTGGTTGAACCTTACTTCTATACAGAAGTGGACTATGATGGATATGACCTTGAGGGCAAGTCGTAATGGAAACTACAATCTTCGGACCCCCGGGCACAGGCAAGACAACACGGTTGATCCAGATCGTACAAGATGAGTTAGCCAGCGGCACCAAGCCACATGACATTGCATTTGTATCCTTCAGCCGCAAGGCTGCGGAGGAAGCGCGGGCACGGGCAGCGGCAAAGCTGAACATGGATGCAAACCAAATGGTTTGGTTTCGCACACTGCATTCATTTGCGTATCAATGCTTAGGCTTGACACCTAATCGTGTGCTTAGGGGATCTGATTACTCTCGCATAGGTGCACTGCTTGGCCTTGAGTTCTCGTCTAATGCTTCTCTAACAATGCAGGAAGGCGCACTGTTTAGCCCGGGAAAGGGCGGGGACGCTTACCTGTCTATGCTGCAAATGGCGCGTGTTACAGGCCGCACTATTGAAGAAGAGTTCTCGAGGACCGCGGACCGGCGGCTTCATTTCCAGCAGCTAAAGCTCGTGGATCAAGTTATCAGAGACTATAAAAAAGAAACAAACAAGCTTGATTTTGTAGATATGATCGAGGACTTCATCGAGCAGGGGCACTGCCCTTCGCTTGACGTACTTATTGTTGACGAAGCTCAGGATCTCGTACCCTTGCAGTGGAAAATGGTGCATGAGGTTCTGAAGCCTAACGCCAAACGTGTCTACTATGCTGGCGATGACGACCAATGCATCTATTCTTGGATGGGTGTTGAGGTAGAAGATTTTCTAAACGCATCGGACAATAAGATCTTATTGGATAAGTCATATCGTTTGCCGATATCTGTTCACAGTATGGCAGATTCCCTTGTAAAACAATTAGGTACAAGACAAAAAAAGTTCTGGAAACCGACAGATGAAACTGGCTCTGTAGTGTGGCATCGTGATATTCTTGATGTGGACTTAACAACCGGAGAGTGGCTAATACTAGCCCGTACCAATTTCATTGCTAACAGAATCGCAACCACACTCAAAGAACAAGGATTCCTGTTTTGGCGTGAAGGCTCCGGTTGGTCCATTTCCCCAAATGTTCTCACTGGAATCGAGGTATGGTTAAAGCTATGCAAGAATCAGCATCTGTCGGCCCAAGAATTAAAAAAACTATCGCCCCTATTAACGGCTTCCGTCATTACGAAGTCTGGCAGACGAGCCCTCGCAAGCTTAGATCCCGAACTAACTTACACGCTAACCGATATTCAAGACCAGTGCTTCCTATCAGCGACTGTGGAGACACCGTGGCACGAAGTGTTGAAAGTGTCGGAGAACGAGAGAATATACATTTCGTCAGTACGGCGTATGGGCGAGTCTATTTTGACTGGAACCCCGAGGATCAAGATATCGACGATCCACAAAGCAAAGGGTGGCGAAGCGGATAACGTAGCCCTCTTACTAGATTCATCACGAGCTTGCGCGAATAGCGAAGATCAGGACTCCGAAGTTCGGACGTTTTACGTTGGGGTTACTCGCGCTAAAAAATCGTTACACCTTATCGAACCTCAAACACAGTATGGATTCCAGTTATGAAAACAAGAGAAGACTTTCTCAACAAGGCCGAAGAGTTAATCAACGGTCCGAGAGCCAAGGAATATGGCCCGGCAAAGATGAACCACGAGCGGATTGCTGCAATATGGAACGTCTTCTTGGAGAAGAAGCTGGTTCATGCAATCACGCCGGAGGATGTGGTGGCCTGTATGATTGGCCTCAAGCTGGCTAGGCTGGCAGAAGACACCAGAAAGGACGACTCTTGGGTGGATATTATTGGCTACGCTGCACTGGGTGGGGAAATAG